TTTTTGGAGGTGCTTATGCACTCTACACAGTTGGTATGGCAATCGCTACCGAACTAGACTATCGTGCTGTAAATAAAAAATGAAAGACGTACCACAGTTTGAATCTTATCAAGAAGAACTTGAATGGAGATTCGTAAAAATTGCAGAATCAATCAAATCCCTTGCTATCAAAGTAAAGACTACTGAGGGGTTCTTAAGTAAAGGTGCAAATATGATTCAGTACAAGATACCAGGTCACGATTCGTATTCTGATCTACGAGGTGTCTTTGACGATCTGTATGAGCGTCTAAATAAGATTGAAGAAGACATTGCAATAAATGGGAGCCTACCTGATAGAGACAGGTCGGAGTTATCCGAACCCGATTGATTCACACGACTATAATAGAACCTATACTGCTGCTGATGCACCAGAGATAGGAAATCTAGTGGTGTCGGGTTCTGACGGAGAGATGTCAGTTGATAAGAATGCGACAGGAGGTACATATTCAATTAATCCTGGTACTAGCGGACCTGGTTCCTATCAGTTTGGTAGGGATGAGGTCTATTACATTGGAACGCAGCAACAAACAGCGATTGAATATGCGTTTGCGGAGAGAAGAGAGATATATCGTTGGTATTCTGGTAGGAGAGGAGATCATCTGTACTATGACCAAGTAGATTTGGATGATAATGTTCCTATGAATCCTGCAAGGTATAATAAGGAACCACGTAACGGAAGAGAAGTCTTCCTATTGTCAAAAGATAGTCATACTGGTAACACTGCTGTTTACTTACACTACGATGCTGCAAATTTTAACTCATACCTATCCTCGTCGTCTACAGGTGCGGTAAGGGAACTTGGGTACATTTGGACAAGTCAGGCGGCTGCTACCACGGCTGGTGTTGTTCACCCTACAGAAGACCTACTACCTTTGTATCATTACCGCAGAGCCGACCCTGTAGACGACCTCTATACTACAGATCCTACAAAGGAAGTCAATTTACAAACAGATGTGGCAGGTGTACCTAACACCCCTAATCCACTAAATCAAGATTATCAGTATCAGGGAATATATGGATATGTGTTCAATCGTACTGCTCCACGCTATAGAAATCAATATGTTGACGTAGGTAAACCTATAAACACAGGTGAGGTGAATAGATCTAACTGGTATAACTGGACAGGAGGGTTCTCTGAGCTCCAATATAACGCACAATCACCTCCTGCAAGCACTTTAGGTTGGGGAAATCCAGATAATGTCGAAATAAATGACGATAAAGCTAATTTTGAGTGGTTTTATGGCAAAAATGGTGCTGTAAAAGCCTGTTTACCCCGATTTTTGGGTTTTCACGACGCTTTTGAGGGTCAATTCGTCTATTATCTGTATGATACGACATTTCCGTTCTCAGGACCGATATATGGCATTAATTTAATTACAACTGATGCTCCTTGTAACCCATCAACTGCTGATTGTCCTCACGATCCGCATACAACATACCATTCTTACTACTATGAGATGCGTGAAGACGCTTGGGCTACCAAAAAGACCCATATTTCAGTGGATGCACCCAATTCTGGTGGTTTACCTGAGTCATTCTGGGCTGTAGGAACTGATGACCTGATGGTATTCTTTAGATATACCACAGAGACAGGCTTCTATACACCTGGTGAAACGATAAATGGGTGGTTGATACAGTCAGTGCGATATTTTGGTGATGAATTGCGTTGTGGATATATGAGATTGCAAACTATAAATGGTGTGAAGGGTAGTGTATTCACATATCAGAGCACATATACTTCTACAAACGGTGGAACTGCTTCAATATTGGCAGGTTATGGTATTCCAGATAAGGCAGCATTCTTTGGTGTGTATGAATTTCCAAAGAAATTGTCATATTATAAGGCAGAAATTGATAATGATGCTCTAATTCCACAAAGAAACTTTGATGAAGCGGTCTTACAAGCATATATTAATGAAAAAGGAGAGATTGAAGAGATAGAAATTATCAATGCGGGCAAGGATTATAAAGATCCTGAGATTATTATCTCTATTCCAGACATTAGAAGAGTGGAAGGGTTCACTGATACTGCTGCAAACATCCCAGAAATGTTTACAGATGGTATTTCTGGTGAACCACAGCTGAATTTTCAGACTACAGAGGACTTTGAGCAGTCAAATAAGGCAGGTAGGAAGGTAGCAAAGTATATTGAGAAGCAAAAATTCGAAACTGACGCAGGTTATACCAAAAATGTAAAGCAAGCAAAGGCATCTATTATACTAAATGAGGAAGGTTGTATCAAAAATGTGACAATATTGGATCCTGGTGCGGGTTATCAACCAGGTGAGGAGGTTGGAGTCCGTATTGTAGAGCGTGATAAGGAATCTAGGGAGGATACATTCATTGGAGGAGACACAGAAGAGGGTGCAGGTGTACCTGGAATGCAGAGTGCAATAGAAGAAACCCTCGATAATGAGGATACACCGAAGGAAGTCAGAGATGCAATGCAAGATCCACTCCGTATTATGAAGGAAGGATTCAAATCTATTGATACTTCTATACAAACAGACTATGTAACTGGGTATATTGGTGTAGCAGATCTTGAAAAAGACGAGAAAACTAAGTTCTGTGACAAGATTCCGTCAGAATGTTTGTCACCTGATATGGGTAAGAACTGGTATAGGATGGGAAATATCTTAGATCCAAGCACATATGCTAACGGAGTGAGTTCATCACCTGGTGGAACACCTATGGCAAACGAACTAAACAAGTTTTTAAGTCCTACGATAAGCAATAATGCTGCACATTCCAACTATTTGGAAGAAAAAACTTCAAATGGTCTGCCAGGTATGTTTGGTGGTGCTTGTTTAGAGACATTCCAAGCAAAATTATATGGTGTAAAGAGATTTTTTGATGTACCTTGCCCTACTGCTGGATATGATCAGTATGGTAAGTACAAAACTTACGGATTTATCCCATACAAATATTGCGGAAGTAAGGAAGAGTTTGCTCAAGTACGTGTTTCTATTAGTGTAGAGGGTGATGTATCTAAAAAAGGTGAAGCAGTTAACCAAGCATTCCTTGATTGGTTAGAATCTCTACCAAAACCCACTCTTACTAGACCAAGACCTGTAGAAGATGGTAGTGGAAATGATAAGACAGGCAACTCACACGCTTGTAATCGTGGTGGTAACTTGGAAGGTCGCTGTTTTGCTAATGGAGATGGTACATATAGTTTCGTTCCTGAAGCAGGTGATGAGAATACATTTGACTTCTATGGATCAGAACTAGAGAAGTTAGCTACGTGGGTAGGTCCGAACAACTATTCCAGTTACGGAAGTGGCACAGTGGTCATTACAGACACGATGTTGAACCCTCCGAATAACACGTACACGCACACCTATAACACAATACAGTTTGCTTCGTGTACAAATGGCAAGTTTCCTAATCCGTGCTGGCACAATTTCATAGCTGATGGCGTACTTAATGTTTACAGTGGATATGATAACAACGGTAATGGGCTCGCGTCTGATGACATATGTACAGGTCAACCATTCTCAAACCCATCCACGTGGGTGCAGAGTAGTACATTGAACCAATATGGTCAGTGTGCTGCATTGCAGAACATTGTTCACTCTACTGTGGCATTTGATACAGGTAAAACCAACGAAGATAACCCATACATATCATTAGGACCTTTTAATGGTAATATGCATTGGGCAAATTACTTGCCAGGTGCAACTCACCTATTAACTCAGTCATTGAAGAGATATGGTAATCCGTATTTCGATGAATGCGACATAATTGAACCAGAACAGTAATGGCATTAGGAGTCTTAAAACCAGTTGCGAATCACAATGGGTTACCTGACACAGGTCACGGTATTCCTATTCCTTCGACTATTCATAGTACACAACCTTGTAATAGTCCTCCTATTGAATTGCCAATTATTGTTAAGGACAAAACTTGTTTATGGCCGCCAACACCATTAATTCCATTAACTGCTCTCAATCCTATGCGAGCAACAGTTTTGGTAAATGGTTTACCTATAATGATAAATTCTGATACTTTTACCACACACAGAAGTATCACAACCAATATTATTAACTATGTGTGCCCTTGTGGTAAGGCAATGTGCATTATACCTACCCCTATCAACTGTAGTTTACTTACTTTAGAAGATATGAAGGGAGTTGGACACGGAAGAACACTATGGGCAACTACATTTACTGTATTTGCGTTTAAGATTCCTATAGGTCGTCTTACAGACCCTCTAGGTTTTGGTGTAACTGGTAAATCTTGGCCGTGTTCCTCTGCTATTGCGTTTGGAAGTCCAAATGTATTGGCAGGTTAATCTCAATATGATATAATTACACCAGTTAGAAAATTACTATGGCAGTTTATTCCAGTACGAATACACTTAAGGAAGCAACACCCAAAAAGACTCGTCAAGGGATGGGTAAACATACTAAATTAAGTGCAACTTCACGCAACAAAGCAAAGAAGAAGTACCGAGGGCAAGGAAAGTGACTAAATAGACATATAAAGTCAAGAATACCGTTTAGTGGCGTATCGATTTAACGCAGAAAGAAATTTATCACGTCAATTCCGTGACCTCAGTATAGGGATGAAAGCAAACCCCAATACTGAGGATTTTTCTATTGTGAAGAATGAAAATGCCATTAAGCAAGCGATGAAAAACCTTATTCTCACTGGTTTTGGGGAGAGACCTTTCCAACCAACAAAAGGATCTCGTTTACGTCAAATGCTTTTTGAACCTTATGATGTTTTTATGTCTGAGGAACTTAAAGAAGAAATGTTTAACGTATTGAAGACTTTTGAACCACGAATCAAGGTTAATGCGATAAGAATGACACCTGGTGACCCAAATGAACTTGAAGTGGAAGTTGATTACACCATTGTAGGAGAAAAACTCGTACAAACTGTTGATTTCTTATTGGAGAAAGTATAATGGCAGCAATCCCATCCAATTTAACATCGCTAGATTTCACAGAGATCAGAGAATCTATTAGATCGTACCTCAGAACAAGAGATGAGTTTACAGATTACGATTTTGATGGTTCTGCTGCGTCATATCTTTTAGATGTTCTATCATATAACACTTACTATGCATCTTTCACCGCTAATATGGCGATGAATGAAGCATTTCTTGAATCTGCGACGATTAGAGATAATGTTGTTAAAATTGCAAAAC